TCCATGCCTTGTAGGCGATGTACTGAGCCATTACCAATCGAACTGGCACTGTGTATGATTTGTATTGAATAAGCTCCACACCGCTAGCCATAGGCCGATAAACAATACGCTGCCCTGTGATGTCGTCAGCAGGTACTCAGTCACTCTGTTTATTAAAGGAAACACGGGCAGCATTCACTACCCGCAAGTCATCTCCCATATGATCGACGTAAACTGCTTCCATTAAGAATCCTTAAATTTGTAGTACATACGGTCACGGCTTATAAGCTGAAAGAACACCCTGTCAAGCCACTCAAGATTCCACGAAGACATAGAGAACAAGTCACACACCTCCATAGCTTCTACTATTTCTTCTGCAAGGCCTGCAGCTCTGCTGGGATGGTGTTCCAATAGATAATCTGCAAACTTTAGAGCATCTTCCTTACTATATAGGTAAACTCTCTTACCAAAGAAAGGAAGTATGCCTCCATTGATTTTCAATATACTCTCCTACTTAACACTCATTCCAAGATTTGGTAGCTTATCCTTACTTACTTCATTCTTCCTTGTACGATGCCAATGACCACAATCATCACACTGATATAAGCTAAACATTGATACAGATGTGTAGAACTTATTGTCTGTCATAGTAATATTACTACTACCGCAAGCGTTACACAGCCTATCTTCTGAGTCAGTACGTATAGCTAAGGATGGGTGTGTATTTTCCCATGCTCGTATGTACATGTACAGCTCTTCGAGCAAGACTACATCGTGTATGTTATACTCTTCCATGATAGCAAAGGCAGCGGGGTCATGGTGCATGACACGCTTCCACAAGTTAAACCCTTCATGCTCTGTCTTAGTACCAAGGCCTAGATACCCACACACTGCATCCAATCCATTGGAAGGAAAGCGGAAACGCTTCTTTAATGTCTTGAGTGTGTCTACAGTCTTATATGGGGCAGGAGGCGTAAGACCGTAATAAACCATACGAGTGTTAATAATAGGAAAATCAAACTTATCTCCATTGTGGGCAATTAACACGTCGTACTTTTCCATCTCTTTTGCTATCCAGCGTACTAAAGTCTCATCGTCCTCAACGTCACCTACCTGCCAGTTAGCAAGGAAGTCTACACTGTCGTTACCTAGTTCCTTAATGGCACATGATAGAATAATAGTCTCTGATTCTACCTGTCTAGGGAAGATATTCTCTTTCCACCTACGCCATACCCAAGCAAGGGTAGGACTTGTTTCAATATCAATGACGCCTATACGTGGGCCTTTTGACGTAGTGATTGCAGTACGTAAGTAGTCACTGACTGTACTACGTGGCTTCTCAATAGCCTTTGCTATATCTCTCCATGACATAGCTTCAGTGTTCGCTAGGTGTAGTGCTGCTTGCTTCCAATTATTACTCATAACATTCCTTAAGTAGGGAGGACATGATCTCTACTGCTTGATCATACTCTTCTTCAAACATATCACTATCTTCTGCTCGTAGTTCCTGTAGTACGGCTAGTACGTGCTCTACTTCTAATCTAGTTAAGTTGTACATGACATTTACCTTAGTCCTTTTTTACAATGGTAAGTATTTCTGTAAAATTAGGTCTTGCAACTCAGGGTCCATGTAAGCATAAGCGTCCCTTATGTGTAAACATTGTACCGGAGTACCGTCTGTTATCCTACCTTTCAGCTCTGCTTCTTGCATACCTGTCATACATACTACAACATCAGCCCAAGCAAGTAGTACATCATCTACTACAATTAGAGCAAAGTCCTCGGAAAGCCCTGCTGACCTAGTGTTGTGTCCATACTCCCTGTTAATTACAACGCTGGCTGTAGGGCTGCGTAATAGACCAGCACTACATACGCACAGTACTTTAGGTGATGGTCCTTGACTAGGGTTATTGGTGTTATGTAGTCTATTAAGTTTCATTTAATTTTTCCATTCATTAGGTAAGGTATTTAAAGTGAACCATCTAAATCCATTCAGTTCTGCCCACTCCTTGTGTGTTAGCTTAGTGCCATCTTTTCTCTTACCAGCACCGGGCATGGGCACATATGGATTCATAAAGACAAATACAATTTCTATTTCAGGATTAGATTTCTGTACTGCTTGGTACTTACGTGCCTCTTGCCTAGTACGAAATCTTCCTTTAGCTTCAATGAACGTAGTAGGGTCTGCTCTAGGTACAAAGTCTGGTACGTACTCTGCTTCCCATGTGTACCCTACACGGCATGGCTCGTAGTCACATGCTGTTAGTTTCTTCTTTAAAGTTACCTCGAACTTTGATCTTGGCATCCATATTACCTTTAATGTTCTTATACCTAGAAAGACGAAACTCCACAGCACCTTCCTGCAACGCTACTTTAGTGGCTAGGCCTATGTATGAAGCCTTAAAATGTCCAATAGGTTCTAGTACATCTTTAAATTTGTCAAGTGATTTTAGTAATTCTTTTAGGCAAGAAGGATCATACTCAGAAAACTTCATTACAAGATACTCGAAATCGAAATTATCCCCTTTATACTTATAAGCTCTTCCATCTTCTAATTCAAACCAGCACTCATCTCTTAACTTATATAGACCTGCTCTATTATAGTAGGGCTCTGTTTTTTTATAGTAAGCAAGTGCATGTTCCCTAAGCTTTTTATTGAAGGGGGAGTTGGAGGCTTGCCACTTATGTAAGGGTAGTACTTTTAAATTACTCATGGCCTTGCTCTTCTACGGGTTCATGGATAGGTGGCATCCAAAGGTCATCGGGTTGTCGCCACATCCATAGCAAGCGGCCTTGATCTAAGAAGTACTGCCAGTCGTATCCTTTATCTTCGTATACTTTCCATACTATACTACACATACGCTCTGGTGTCAAGGCATTTTGCAGGATATCCTTAGCTTTTATTGCACCTATGCCCTTGACTCCTTTGATATTGTCAGTAGGATCACCACTAAGTAACTGACGATAGAAGTTAAGATCAGCTTCCTCTGTTGTAACATAGTAAGCCTTGGCTGCGTCGTAGTTGTAATGCCATCCTGCTGTGTTGTCTAAGTCCTTATCAATAGACACAATCACATTAGTAAGGGGATTAGCAAGGCACTCATAGCTAACTATATCATCTACTTCACAACCATGAGACTCTACTGCATCCCAGGCAGACAGTAAGTACTCACGAATCTCCTGCTCATGTATAGGCCTAGATGATTTGTCTCTCTGTCCTTTATAGTTAGGGTCAATGTCATATCTAAAGTTATCTTTGCCACTAATGTATACATCATAGGTAATGCACCGTGGGTGATTAACTATCTTCTCCATAAGGTGCTTAGTATTAGCAAGGCTGTGACTCAGGGGTCCCGCTGTCTTCTCCATCCAGAACTCGTACTCGTCAACATCTTCTCCTGCAAATTCTATTGCTTCCGCCTTGTACTGAAAGTTAGCAACTGCCTGTCCATTACTTCCTACGTACCAGCGCCGTACCTCGTTAGCACAGCCTGCCTTGTATATGGCGCTATCCGCATCAATTAAAAAGTGCATACTATCTATGCCTCCAAAGGTTTAAGAAGAGTTAAGGCCACATGACGTGGCCCCGAGGGTATTAATTAAGTGTAAACTCATCTTCATTCATCAGCTGGCTCAACGCACTAGCCATATGATTTGCAATATAGATTGCATTGGGTAGAGCAGCCACTGTACTCTCCTCTGTCTGGTATCTCTTATTAATTACTACCCAGTTCATACGTTCAGCGTTGTGATAAACTTCCGTGCGATACTTACGAACTTCATAAGTACTGTTACTGTAGACTACCGTATCTTCCATAACTGCTTCCTTAAAAGTCACCTTCTGGTGTACCCATGGCCTTCTCTAGCTCTTCCTCGTACACACCCCCATTAGCTACAACCTTGTCACACTTGACGTGGAACTGGTTCGTAAGGTCATCAATGTATGCCATTACAGCATCAGCTTGGTCACCCTTCTTAGGTGGAAGAGCAAGGGCACCATTAGACACAAGCAAACTTGTTACCTCAATAGCTGCATTACGTGCTGACTGGTATTGAATAGACAGCTGAGTAGCACCGTATCCTCCACGACCTCCAGCCTTAGCAGGAGCTGCTTCAGGGGCGGGAGCTGGTGTCTCTGCTGCTGCTGGCAAAACACGTACAGAGGGTACTACTACGTTCTTGAATCGCCCGTTCTCTTTCCAATCAAAGCTAATAGTCTGCCCTTCTGTAAAGGAAGGAGCTGAAAAGCCATAGCCATACCACTCACCACTTACTACAATGTTGAATGCTTTGCCGTTGTTTGCAATTTTTTCTACTATACCTGATGTATTCATAATACCTCGTAATTATTAAGATACCCACTCGAATGGCGGGTCTATTGACTCTGTTGTTTCTTCGCCTTCACTCCAATGTGAACCAGCTTTAAAGCCAGTACCCAATGGCACGTTGAACTCTATATTATACACTGCTTTAAGGTAATTGTAAACAGAATGTGTAAAACAATCTACACTTATTTGTCGTACTTCTTCTAGCTCATCAGGGTGTACCTCCATTATAGCACTGTCATGCACTGTGTTAACGATGAAGCTTTGCATACCCCTGTTACGTAGCTCATGCCACAGGTATGTCAAAGCAATGGGGATAATATCTGCTGTAGCAAAACTCTGAACAGGGTAGTTGCATATCTGTGTAGAATTTACAACATAGCTCGACCCTCGCTGGACTCTAGTTCCCGGATAGTAGAACACGAGGCCCGTAACTGTGCGTAGTTCTTGAGTTGCGAGTGCTTCGTCAATCCAGCTCTGTTGGGCAGAAGTAATACCCGGATACTTCTCTTTGAAAGCTGTGTAATAGGTTTGTTCAGCATCTGTTCCACTTGCACCTCCGAATAACGGTTTAAAGGTATGGGCCTTTGCCTCCTGCCTAGACGTATATTGTCCAGCGTCTGTCATAGTCTGTGCAGAATAACTATGTACATCGAAGCCTTCACGTATGTCATTAACTGCGCGCTTGTCTTGTCCAAGGAACGCAGCAACACGGAACTCTAACTGAGCACCATCAATCTCTGCTACTAGCCAGTCAGTAAAACGAGCAGTGAATAACTTCTTGTACTCTCGTGGTTGGTTTTGAAATTGAATGCTGTACTTAGAACCACTGCTACTAAGGCGTTGTGTTCTAGTTCTAGTCTGGTTGAATTGTGCTAAGAGAAGGTCACCATTGTCTACACACTTCTTGTATGTATTAAGGGACTTGGTTAACTTAGCATTGAGATTAGCATACTCAGCATACAATGTCAAGAAGGATCTTTGACTCTCGCTCTTGCCTTTCAGACTAAGAATGGTAGCACTGTCGGTCTTGTATCCACCGGCAGGCGTCTTCTGTATCTTGCCTCTCTTGGTAGGTTCATCAATACCTAGGTCTTCATAGATATATTTACCACGTTGCAGTGGTGAGTTAAGATTGATACCTCCTGTAATCTCACCCAGTTCTCTATACTTATCGTTGAACTGTGTCAGTACAGACTCATACTCTGCGTTAACTCTATCCTCATCAAGAGCTACACCATTACGTTCTATGTCTGCTAGTACAGGAGTAAGTATACACCGTGTCCATAGTACGGGCAGCTGTCCAGAATCTCTTAGCCTTTCTCTCTGCTTTAAAAATATCGCAAGGGTTGTATTAACATCATAGATGCAGCGACGTTGTAGCATTGACTTAGGTAATTCAGATGGACATACTCCTCCCTTAATACACTTGTCAACATAGGCTTCCTTACCACCTAGATTGTAACTACTGGCCACCACGCCGAGGCCAAGACCCACACTAAGGCCGCCGTTAAGAACATACTCCCCAATAAGCGTATCGTACACTTTGACTTTACCCAAGTCCAAGCCCGCACGGGCCAGCCATTGTAACTCGAACTTGGCGTTGTGACAGACAATGAAATCTGCTCGTTCCAGTGCCTCAATAAGAGGTCCAACATCATACTCGGTTCCCCATAGTATTCTTGTTGTATAGTTATCTCTTTGTCCGAAGGTTCTACTACCTCCGACTTCCTCTGTTCCTTTAGTTCCCATTCCAGCCACATGGGTATTCCATACAGAGAGCACAAGTCTGTTGCTCTCATCGAGGGCAGATCCTTTGCTTTTATTTGTAGTTTCAAAGTCAAGCACGATGTAGTTGTCTGAGTCATAAGGCATCTCCTGTAAAAAATCTAACATAAGTCACTGTTTACCTCCTATCTTTAAGAGTTAACCGGCATTATCAAGAGCTGTAGACAGGTTCTGCAGTTCATCTAAGTCGAGTATAGTAGCCCTAGATCCTCTCCAGAGAGGAGATGCTTGCATAATCACTTGCCTCATTGATACTACTCTATTCGCGTGACCTGTAGTACACAAACCTAAAAGAACTGCCCTTTCATACTCTTTTACTCTTACTCTGCCATATCTATAAGCGCCAGGGCCCACTCTACGCCATATAGGGCCAACTTCTACACCATACTTCTTTCCCATTGCGTCGATTATCTCTCTAAACTTGTAAATATCTACATCTTTAAAGTCAAATGCTACATCATAAATTGACATTCATACCTCCTGTTATACTCAGTACTTTAGATAAGTGAGGGTCAATGATCACTGGTATGTGGCTATGATCAGAGCTAATTTTATTCTTAGTCAGGCATAGCATACGCTTATTCTGTTGCTCATACGTATCATCCATGCCGATACCAATCATAATATCCATCTGTCCTTGAACACCTACGTTGCTGTAGTACATATCATTCTTTTCTATACCAAGCTTACCATAGGCACTGTCGCTTGCTTGGTGTACAATGATGCTAACAAGGCCATACTGTTTGGCAATAGATCGTATCTTGAGAGCAAGGTACTCATTCTTTTCTACCTTAGTAAACATGGCACGTGTCTCCATGTTAGCCATCTGGTCTACTATAAGAATGTCAGGCTCGTACTTATCTACCATGCGTTTAATATCAAACACACTGCC